GCACACACTACACCACACAAAAAATTTGCTAAATTTTTAATTTTTAACTATGGGATTACGTAAACCTAGGGAAATGGTTCACATTCAAGTTCCTCATCTTTAGAGAGTACTATTGAAACCAGTGAAAACCCTCTTTTACACCCACGCGTCTACTTATTTATACTCCTGGGACACTCGGAGATATTATTTATCACAAATTCTCACCTGTAATAAATAACGCCACTAAAGAATAAATCAAATTTAGTGACTTGCAATACTAATCCATCCTAGGGTCCTAGATTTATCTGAGTTTCACAGCATCAACTAGAAATCAAATAGTATTGCTAGGTGTTTCTACTTCGAGAAAAAACCTTTCTTCAAGCTAGAAACAGATCCCGAACTTTTGCAATCCGGTTCCACTGTTCTTAGCGGAATATCAGGTTTTCGTTTATCTTCAAACGAAGGACGACACCCCCAATCATCTACGTTTTTCATCATCAATTCTTTAACCTTTGCCTCCAAAGCTTTCATACGATCAACTGGTACTAAACTAGGCTTAGTAACATGTTCACCGCGTACATTATCTTCGGTCAGCAACGTTAACAACGAATTAGGTAGACGGACAACATATATATCAATATTAGCATCAGTCATAGTGGCATTACCAGCCCAAACTAAGGCATTGGAAGTAGCCACAGGAGTACTTGTCTTCGTTGTGGTTACAACCATAGACATAGTTGAAGAAGTACCCGCAGCAAGGAAAAACCCATAAGGGGCAGATCCTCCAGTAGGTCCCCATTTTGACAATGCCACAGCTCCACCTGTTGTTGAAATGGACGGAATAGTGCTTATCGCAGTAGCTCCAGACCACAATGTTACAACAAGAAAAACACCATCAACGTTGGGCAAATTAACCACTGTATCACTCGCATCGTTAAATCCGATATAAGAGCCAGTAGCATAATAGCTCAACCCGCCAGCCGTTGCCATATTGGTAGTTCCTGACGTGGTGCTCCCCGCACGAGTACTAAAACTAGAAAACGGGGTCAATCCCATAGGTGAAGCTGCAGTAGCATTATCTGCATAATTATACAAATGCGCTGCCAAACCCAAACCAAAAACTTCAGGAGACTTACGACGAATCAGAGTAAATGAATACTCAATCCAAAGTTCTCCAATATTAGTAGCTGCTTGGGCACTAGCTAAAGCAAATTGAAAATTACCAACATCATAGAATTTTGCTTGGTCCGTAGATGGTCCAATGGAATTGTCAGAATTATAAACAAAGTAATTATTCATGGAAAGATCTTTTCCACGAGTACCTCGCAATCCTAAACGCTTCCGTTTTTGAACCTCCTCTAGGATATCCAAACACATAATTCCAGAATAAGGTGCACCACTAATAGAATGCTCATAATTTTCCAATTGAGTCATTGACTGGAAGTTACTGTCATTAGCGTCAAAGTCCACTGCCATACCGGCCAGACCCGCAGAAACAACAGAACCACTAGCCATATAAGCTTCAGTTCGATAATATACACGTAGTACATTTGGAATGTACTCCTCATAACACTTGGCAATGTTGGAAAAAATGGGAAATAAAGTTGCATTTCCCGGGTTCAAATAAAGTTGACTAACTATTTCAAAAGCCGAAGCAGTTGAAGTTAAATCAGCAAATTTTTCTCGAGCCACTGGAAATGTAACTCTTTCCGCAGTAGTATTTTTCCAAACACTACCAACATTTACGCCATCAGATACCATAGAAACACCTAGTGGGAGGCGGCGTGTACCACCTCCCAGCATACCCTTACCTATAGGCATCTTCTTCTTCCTATTGCGTTTCCTAGCCTTCTTAGGGGCCAAATTAGCAACAGGTTGTGCTGGGCCCTTACGTCCCAACTTCGCTTTTTGTTTTTGTAACTTTGTTTTTGTCATTTAAAAATCTTTTTTAAGAGGAGCGACCTCGCCTGCGCGCGGCTAAGATTTGTTAATTTATACTACATGCTACTATCACAACCAAAATTTATACTACATGCTACTATCACAACCACAATGGTCGGTTTTCGCGTCATACAAATTTGCAATGGTCGGTTTTCGCGTCATACAAATTTAACTAGTTTAATTTGGGGTCCTAGATTATTCTGAGTTTCACAGCATCAACCAAATATCACTATCAACTATAATTCATCAGAAAAGGCAACAAGCTCTAGGAACTTAATCAACTGAGCAGAGTTGCCATTTTCTTTTCCAGAATACAAAGCTTCAATATCTTCATCACACGTATACAAAGCACGAATATGCTCCCACTTTAAATCTTTAATTTCTCCTGTAAGCTCACTACGGAACTCAGTTTCAATATAACAAAGATAAGCATGGATTATATCACGACATTCTTTATTCCAATAGCTTTCAACTCTAAGCGCAGCGGCCCGGAGGAAATGCCATCGGATATCCTGTGTAGAAGACGCAAAAAGCAGAGATGCCAAGACTTTACCTGTCTCAGGCTTGGGAAACACTTCTCCTGATTTATCATCAAGAAAAAAGTGTTGGGATAAAAACATTACATCAAGAACCTCCCGCGGTTCCTCAGAAGGGGATTTTGTGATCACTCCTAACCGATCCCAATGTTTCCGGACCTCAGCTGGTTTCAGCAGGTCAACAGATTCATCAGAACAGGTAAAAGTGTTATCATCACCATTTAAAACAGGACAAACATTAGATAAAAAATGATCATAGTCTGTATCTATCTGCCTATCTTCACACGCACATAACCATGCATAATTGAAGAGTACATCAAGACCTAACGTATTATCATTTATAGTATTAGTACTGCCGGAAGGATTCCCGGTACTTTTCGTACACACCACACCATCTTCTAACACCATTAAGGAATTTACAATAGAAGAGTAGATATGTACTACTTTGCGCCACAGACACTCCTGTTCCAATTCAG